AGTTTAATAAAGTCTCAAGATTTAGAACAAAAAAAAGCTAATTATTTAAAAGGTATATTTGTTGAATATGATGATTTAATAACTCATCAATCAATACGTATTAATCATACATTAGGATTTGTTAGTAATGCTGATAATAATATAGGAACTGGTTTTTCTATTGGTTCTGATGCTAATAATTTAAATAAATTACTCAAAGTATCTAATTTATATACTGGATATGTTGCATATAAAGGTACTAATACAAGTACATTTCTAAATGCTATTAATGGCACATTAAAAATATATTATTTTATTAATGGTACTAGTACTGGACAAATATCTTCTTCTCCAGATTTAAAATTTATAGATTTAGTTAGTCCATTTAATGTTTATAATTCACAAGCAGTTATACAGACAGGTACATATAAATATATATCACCTGAGAATACAACTACAATATATTATACAATAACACCGACACCAACAAAATATATAAAAATAGATAATTTAATAGGACAAGTAAATAGTTCGGTATTTACACCTTATTCAGGAAGAATAATTAATACTAATACAGCTAAAGTTATTATAAATAATCAAGAAAAAGATACATTAGAACCAGGTGATAGAATAGTTACTACTAATCTTGATAATAGTTCTTATTATTTAAAAGTATATATATCCTCAAATCCATCAAGATTTAAAAGTGTATCTCTTAGTTAATTAATAAAATAATTTTATATAAATAAATATTTTTATTTATATAAAAATATATAATATAAGTTAGTTAATGACGGATGCAACAATATTTGAATTAAATTTAGAAAGTAAATTAGATGAAGATATAATAGATAAAAATAATATAAAATCATTATTTAATTATGATATATTTAAAACAGGGAAATATGCAAAGGGTGATAATATATTATATCCTGACGGAACACCAAATTGGGGTAATACAATAAGATTTACAATTCAGAAAAAAGGGGATTTATTATATGGGATATATTTAATAGTGAAATTACCAAAATTATCAATAGAAAATTTAAATGTACCAGAAAAACAAAATGAAAATGATTCAACAAGTGTATATAGAGTAAAATATGTTGATTATATAGGGAATGTATTAGTAGAAAAGGCAAGTTTATATATAAATGGTCAATTAATAGATGAACAATATGGAGATTATATGCAATTATACATAGATTTATATATGTCAGATATAAATAGGAAAATGATGTTAGGATTAGATGATAATTTTAATAAACCTAATTTAAAAATAGATTCAGAATATATATACATACCATTAAAATATTGGTTTTGTAATGATAATATACATCCTTTACCAATAATAGCATTACAATATTCAGATATATATATAGATATAAAATTTAGGGAATTTTCAAAATGTGTAGTAATATTAGAATATGATAATAATAAATTATTGTGCCATACAGATTATGAACATAGAACTATATCATTAGATGATGTACATATGCAAACTAATTTTTATTATTTATGTAATAAAGATAGAGAGATATTTTCACAGAAAGAATATGAAATATTAATAACACAATCACAATATAAATATATAAATTGTAATTTATATTCATCATTAGATATAAATTTTAATAATATAGTAAAAGATTTAATATTTTTTATTCAACCAGAAGAAAATATTAAATATGGTGAATATTTTAATTTTTCTTCAAAAATGGAATATTTACCAAAAGAGTTATTTAATAAAAATATAGATATAAATTTATGGAAATTAGAACCAAAAAGACATATATTAAATACGGCTAGAATATTATTTAATGGTTTAGAAAAGATAAGTTGGCGAAATTATAAATATTTTTATTTCATGCAAAATCATGAGAATTATAAAACAAATGTAAAACATTATTTTTATATGTATTCATTTAATATAAATCCATCAAAAAATACAAATAATAATGGATGTAATTTTTCAAGAATAGATACACCACAATTACAAGTAAAATTATATAATGATGAAATAGTATTAAATAAAGAAAATACAATAAAATATTCATTAAAATCAAATTATATATTAAAATGTTTTGCAACAAATTATAATATATTTGTAATAAAAAATGGGTTAGGTTCTTTAAAATATTATAATTAAACTAATGATTTATAGATTATGAAATAAATTAATATAAATATTTTTTTATTTATAATATTAATTATGGAAATATCAAAAGGAATAATTAGAATAACATCATATGATAATATTGAGCCATTAAATATAGAGTGTATAGGATTAACAATTGATGAACATATAATAATAAAATATAATATAAATAATGATGTAAATTATATTCAATATTATCCAAATAAAAAGATGCAATATTATCTTTTTTTTGAGATAATAAATAAGTCATTATTATGGAGAATTGAATATAAAATAGTAACAATTTATAATCATAATCAGGAAAATTCAAATAAGACATACTATGATGTTCAGTTTATAATATATATAAATAATAATTTAACTGAAAAATATATAACAAGTTCATTAGCTTTAAATTATATAATATATGATATATATATTAATTTACCATATTTTTTAATAAGTAATTTTACAAATAAAAGTTTTATTCCAACAAATAATAATAATAATATTTTAATATCAAATAAATTAAAAATACAATTATATAATTATCAAGAAAATACAATAAATAAAATGATAGATATAGAACAACGAAAAACAAATTATAAAATAAATTATACATATAATATTAATTTAAATAATTATGGAAATAATAATAATATAAATATAATTTTTGATCCTATATCAAATGTTAAAGTAGATGAAGAAAAATATTTTAATTTAACATCAAATGGAGGAATATTAGCTGATGAAATGGGTTTAGGTAAAACAATATCATGTATTGGATTAATAAGTACACATATACCATTACCAATTGATAATTTTTATAAATATTCAAATAAATTATCAATTAATAAAATAAATTCAAATACAACATTAATATTATGTCCATCTCATTTAGCTAAACAATGGGAATATGAAATAAAACGATGTAATCCAAATTTAAAAATATTATTAATATTAACAAAAAATATATATTCAAAATTAAAATTTTCAGATTTTATAAGTATTGATATAATAATAACAACACATCAATTTATAATAAATTTTAAATTTTATCCAACATTATATTATAGATCATGTTCAGCATCTGATTTTGATCAAAGAAATATATATATTAGAAATTATATACATAATAATATAATAGGTAAATCAGAAACAAGTATAAAAAATATGATAAATCCAATATTTGAATTTTTTTATTTTAATAGATTTATATTAGACGAGGGACATGAAATATTTGGAGAATTAATTAATTCATTACCTTTAAATAAATATATGACAAAATGGATAAATTCAATTGATGCAAATTATAATTGGTATGTATCAGGAACACCATTTGTAAATAATGCGAGTATTATTAATACAGCTAGATTTATAAAATTAAATTTTGATGATAATATAAGAAATATACATTTTGATTATTCAAGTAATCATTTTTTAAATAATGTAATAAAAAAAAATTATATATGGGATAGTATATTAAATAATTTATGTATAAGGCATAAAAAAGAAGATGTAAATAATCAAATAAATATACATGGATATGAAGAAGAAATAATATGGATAAAATTAACAAATATAGAGAGACAGTTATATGATAATAAAGCATCAAAAGCATCATCATATATATTACAACAATTATGTTGTCATGCATTAGTTGATGAATCAAATAAAAAAATATATGGTAATGGAGAAGTTGATTTATCAGTAATGCAAGATAAATTAATAGAACATCATAAAAAAAATTATACTTATTATAGTAATAAATTAAATTTATTAGATAATTCAAAACCAGAATATCACATGTTAAAAAAGAGTTATGAAACTTTAATAAATGAGTCAAAATATTTATTAGCAATATTTGAAAAATTAAATAATCATGAAATAATCAATGAAGAAATATGTTCTATATGTATGGATAATATTACAAATCCATCATTGACAACATGTGGGCATTTATTTTGTTATGATTGTTTAAAATTATGTTTAAATATAAAAAAATTATGTCCTATATGTAAAAGTAATCTTAATAATAAAGATATTATGATTATTAATAAAAAGGATAATGAAGATAATAATAATATACTTTTACAAAAATATGGATCTAAATTAGGGAAATTAATATCAATAATAAAAAAATTAATTATTGATGATAAATCTAGAATTATTATATTTTCACAATGGGATGAAATGTTATTATTAGTAAGTAAAACATTATATGAAAATAAAATAGATAATTGTTTTATAAAAGGAAATGTATGGTCAAGAACATCAGCAATAAATAAATTTAAAGTAGGAAAAGATAATTGTGGAAATACAACAAAAATAATAATGTTAAGTTTAAAAAATGCGGCATCAGGTACTAATTTATCAGAAGCAACACATATATTTTTTATAGAACCAATTAATAGTCCAATAAATGAAATAAAAGCAATAGAAAGTCAAGCAATAGCAAGATGTTGTAGAATAGGTCAATTAAATAAAGTAAAATTAATTAGAATATTAATTAAAGATACAATAGAAGAAGATATTTATAATAACTATTATACACAAATATAAATTAATTAATAATATTTTTAGATTTTTCATAATAACATTTAATTGTTAAATCTATAATCCATGATTGTACAGGAACAATATCGCCATTAGAATCAATAGCAACTAATTTATCGTAATTAATAAACGTTGGATAGAAACTATTATATTTTTTAGCAATAATTTTAGATACTGAAGTAGTATAACTAAATAATGGTAATGATGTATTATTTTTATATCTATTATTATAATTAATTTTAGAATAGTCATTAAATGATTCTAAATTATATAATCTAGGGTAAAAAAGTTTATGTATTATACTTTTTTTACCAAAAATAGAATTATTCATATATAAATTATTCCAAAAAGGAATATTAGATATATATTCTATCATTAATTTTTTCTCATTATCATTTATCCATGTACCATAACCACGGGATCTATATTTATTTAAAATATACATAATATCTTTAGTACCCATAATATATTTATAATCTATATTCATAAATGTTAATTGTGCACTAATACATGAAGGTGTTAAATATACATTTTCGCCATTATAATATCCTCTAACACATGGTAAATGGAAAGTAGAAATAATACCAAAAAAATCATCAAATAATATAGAAAACATTTCTAAAGGATGTTTTATATACTCTGAACTTAAATTATATTTAAATGATATTTCAAATTTAATATCTTCAATTAAATTATCTTTTGCATATAATTTAATATTATTATAATTTAGTATATCTAATTTATTAAATTTTTCAATAAATTCTATTGGTAAATCTTTAATAAAATTAGCATATGTATCATTTTTAATATTATTAAAATATTTTTCAAAAAGTTCTTTTACATTATTATTATTAATATTACTAATAATATAATCATAATCATAAATTAGATTAGTAATATTTTTTTTAATAAATTCTGTAGATATAAATAATTTAGAATTATTAATTAATTCTAATATAATATTATTTTTATTAGAATTTTTTATTTTATTACAAATATTTAATACAATTTGTTCATAAAAAATATTAACATTATTAATAAATTCAAGATTATTTTTTACTTTAAATATAATATCTATATCAGATGTACTATATAATTCATCATATAATTTAATAGTATTTTGTATTTTAGAACCATCAAAAATATATAATAATGGATTATTTTTTTGTATACATGCAGGAATAATACTACCTGTAATTGCTATATTTAAATCATTAAAATTAATATTATCAAAAATATTAAAATTTTCATCATTTGTACAAAATAAATTTAAATTAGTTTTAAATTCATCTAATTTACAAATACCGTTATTATTTATTGTTGAATTTAATGAAGGGAAAATACCATTAAAATTTTCTGCAGAATTTAATATTTTATCTGAAACTAAAATAGGCATATATGGATTTAATTTTGGATTTTCATGATAAAAATCATAAAATGGTAATTCAGAAGCAGTATTAATATCAAAAATATAATCATCTGTTGTTTTAATATTTGTTTTATTATTACATTCTTTATAATATAATGTAATCCATGTATAACTTAATAAATATCTATATAATGGTGCAAATAATTCTAATATTTTTTTTAATAGTTTTAATATATATATATTATTAATAACAAGATGACAATAATTAGGTGTAATTAATAAATAAGAAAATAATAAATATTGTTGTTGTTCATCTAATTGTTCAAATAATTTATTAATATCATCATATGTAAAATCAGAATTTAAATTTTCAAATATAAATTTATGTGTATTAATTGATATATCAATATATTTTTTATTATTTTTAGTAAAATGATATCCATTATCATTATTATTAGATTTATTAAAAGTATATTTTTTTAATAGCATATTATTTAAAATTTGTTTAATATTATTATCAATAATATTTTGTGGATCAAAATAAAATTTTCTATTATTAAATTTATCAGAAATATTATTAATAATATTATATTTCCAAAAATTGGCTTCAACTAAATTACAAATAATATTATTATAGTTATCATATAATTTGATATTATTATTAATATTTTTTAATTTATTATTATCATTATCATTATCATTATTATTATTATTAATTTTTTTAATAGGAAATTTAACTGAATAATAATTATTTATTAATGTCAAATTATATAATGATTTTAAAGTATTATTTGTATTATATTGATTAATATAATATAATGTATTTTCAAATGTAATATTTAACATTGGTAATACTAAATTAAAATTATCTAATTCATAATTAAATATATTAATTTTAGTTAATTGTTCATTAGATAATTGAATAATATTATTAAAATGAATTAAATTATCTAATAAATTTATGGATACTTTATATAAAATTAAATTATTAATAACTTGTTCATATAAATCTTTAGAAATATATTTATTATAAAAATCAATAGGTATTATATAATTATTTTTTTTAATAATAATAAATAATATATTAAAATATGAGTTATAATTTTCACATGATAATTTAATATTTTGATTTATATTATTATCATAAATTTCAATATCTTTATAATTACATAAAGGATTGTATATATTATCCATAATAATTAATATAAATTATTATTTTATAAATAATTTTATTATCAATTTTT